ATGCGACAAGTAGAAGCAGGGGAACTCACGATAGAACCAGCGGATAGTGAGTAATGGATCACCATTTCCCACCAGCGAATCCTGCTGATGCTCAATATTACAATTATCCGACACCTCAACCAGACCCCCTTATGGATGTGAACACCATTGTCGATCTCTTAAACAGTTTCGGGGTCCCGGTCTGTCTGGCGGGGATCCTCTTGTGGTTCTGTAAATACCAATTTGACTGGGCGAGGAAGGAAAGGGAGGCCTACGCCATCCGGGAAGAGGAGAAGGACGCCAAGATCATCTCGATGGTCGAGAAGTCCAGTGATGCCCTCCTCAGTATCAAGATCGCCGTGGAACAACTGAAACAGTCAGTGGACCAAAACTCCCAGGTCATCCGGGAATTGATCATGCGGAAAGGACAGTGACAGATGGAAGTGATCCAAAGATTTTTGGATTGGCTGAACCCGGACTGGGTGGAGTCCCGGGTCTACGGGGACGAGGACGACCCCGACGAGATTGAAGACGACGAAGAAGAAGAGGAATAGTGGAAGAAATAATCGAGAAGAAAACGATCAAGGGGAACCCCAAGCCCTTAAAGACCCTGACGGTCAATGAGAAGATCACGGTGGCCCGTTTTTACGGACGCCTGGTGATCTCCTTCATGGCCTTTGGAATTTTCCTATACATCGTCCACATGATGCTGGTCGCAGAATCCGAGATGGCCCAGTCTAGCCGGGACCTCCTCAACATACTCATCGGTAGTTTTATCAGTGTTATCAGTGGGATAGCCACCTTTTACTTTAATGGGGACTCGGACATCATGTCGGAGGACAAGGCCCCGAAAACTGAACCAGAACCCGAACCCGTACCCCAGGAGAATTATGGATCCAATTAGCCTCTTATTAGGCGTCGTCAAGAACATCGTCGTCAGTGAAATGAACACGGCGGTCGCCGAACAAGTCGAAGAGATTGTCGAGAACATGGACCCGACGGCCAAGGCCGTGATGGACGCCGTCGTTGATGGCGACGGATCCCAGGGTTTCAGTAACCTCGCAGACTTTCTGAGGGGATGAATGTACCTATCCGACCACGTCACCCTGAAGGAGGCCGAGAAGAGCCAGACGGCGTTGAGGATGGGGATCGAGAACCGGGCGTCAGACGTGCCGGAGGCGATCCCAAACCTGGTCGCTTTATGCCAGACGGTTATAGAACCGATAAGGGCAAAATTCGGCCCGGTCTCTATTTCGAGCGGGTTCCGACATCCTGACTTGTCGGAGGCCTTAAAATCATCCAGCAATAGCCAGCATTGTTTCGGCGAGGCGTTCGATTTTGAGTGTTTCAAGAGCCCGGGGAACCGGGCGGTCGCCGAGTGGATCGTGTCTACTACGCTTTCCTGGGATCAATTAATTTTGGAATATGAAGACCCAGAGGGGAAGGATTTATTCCTTGGCTGGATCCATATTTCCAACAAACGATGCAAGCGAGATAACAGGAAACAGATCCTCCGGGCCGTGAAACAAGACGGAAAAACCGTCTACCTCCCTGGATTAAAATAATGGCCCTGATCCCCCTGAAGATACCGCCAGGGTTTTACCGGAACGGGACCGCCTACCAGACAAAAAACCGGTGGCGGGACGGGAACCTGGTCCGGTTCTCGGAGGGCCGTCTGAGGCCTATTGGGGGATGGACCCGGCTATCCGATACCAGGATCCTAAGACCCGACAATACGACCGTTGACCCGGTCAGGGGACTCCATTCCTGGAGGACCGAGGTCGGGATCCGGTACATGGCTATTGGCTCAGTCAACAGCCTGAGAGTGTTCCAAGGGGTCGAGGACTCCGGCGGGACCCTCCCGGCGATTTACGACGTCACCCCGTCTGGCTTCCTGATCACTGATAATACTTGCGACACAACCTCCGGGTCCGCCAACGTGACGATGGACAGCAATACCGATATCACTCCCGGTGTGGCCGTCTCAGGGGCTGGAATCCCCGCAGGGGCCGAGGTCGTCTCTAAGACAGGTTCAACGACAATCACAATCAGCAAGAGTGCCACGGCGACGGCGACCAACGTCACCCTGACTTTCGGCAAGCCGGACTTCACGATTTCAGGCCTCGGTTACGGGGCCCTGGACTACGGGGAGGAGACTTACGGGACGCCAAGATTCCCAGACCCTGATGACGTGTTCGCCCCGATCTGGTCTTTGGACAATAAGGGCGACGACTTGATCGGCGTCCACTCCGGTGACGGGAAGCTGTACCGGTGGGTCGAGGCCAATGGGACAAACACCGGGGCGGTCCAGATCACTGATTCCGGCTCACAATTAACATCATTGAAAGGGGTCCTGGTTACCCCGGAACGTCATGTCCTGGTCCTATGCCCATCAGGTAACGTCAGAAAAATCAGATTTGCGACTCAGGACGGAGGGTACTCCGCCTCTGACTGGACGCCGACCACAACAAACACCGCCAGGGCTATTGAACTCCAGACCCGGGGTGAGATCATAGGGGCGAGAAAAACACGCTATGGCGTCCTGATATTTACAAACCAGGAGGTATTCCGGCTCGACTATGTAGGGCCCCCCTTTGTGTACTCCGCCGTGCGGATCGCCGAGGGTATCGGCCCGTCAGGGGCCAACGCAATCGCCGGGTCTGGTGACTTCGTCGCCTGGATCTCAAGGGGCCGTATGTGGTCATACGAGGGCGGTTATGTGAAGGAATTGCAGTGCGACGTCGCCGACTATGTTTTTAGTGACATCAACCTCGACATCGAGGGCCTGATCTACGGCGGGGATAACCCTGATTTTGGAGAGATCATCTGGTTCTACCCCCGGTCTGGGGACTCGGTCCCGACCAGGTATTTGATTTACTCGTACCGTGAGAACCACTGGGTGACAGGGGACCTGGAAAGGTCCGCCTGGGAACCGTCAGGCTCAATGGATTTCCCGGTCGCCTCCGGTACAGATGGATACCTATACAAGCATGAACTCGGGCTCGACCCAGACGTCAACCTCTCCCGGTCTGTAGGGGTGACCGTGCCGACGACAACCGACGCCGTAGGCACGACCTCCAGGTCTCTGGTCAGATCAGTCAATACGTCAGATTATTCCGGGGTCGCCGATGAACTCCACCCCGTTTTTGCTGAGACAGGGGCCATCGAGATCGGGAACGGACAGAACCGGATGAAGGTCAAGCAGATCATCACCGACGCCGACGCCGGGGCTAACGGGGTCCGCCTAAAATTCAACACGGCGGATAACCCAGACTCTACGCCAAAAGTAAACGGCCCGTTTTCCTTAGACAGTGACGGCTACATTGACACCAGGTTCAACGGACGTCAGATCCAGCTAAAGGTAGAAGGGCCCTTTGACACCGACTGGCGTGTCGGAGAAACTCGGTTGAGTGCGACACCAGGAGGGACCCGTTGAGTACATTACCAAACCCCCCGACCTCCTATGATCAGGAATATTTTTTTGAGTTAGCCTCCGCCGTGAATGAGGGGGAAAGGACAAACCTTAGAGTGGACCGAGACAACGTCCTCGAACCAGGGACAATAATTTTAAAGTCGTCAGGGACGACGCCCAAATATTTTAAATTGAATGTGAGTGACACCGGGACTTTATCGACGTCCGAGGTGACGACTATCGACGGGATCCCCGTGTCCTCCGGAAACCCAGACGCCTAAAGGAACCATGTTTGGATTATTTGAAAGGACTATAAACAACCCCACAACCCAGACCCAGACATCGGCTATTGACCCGGACATGAAACAGTTCCGGAATGATCTGTTCGACTACGGTCGGGACAATATCCTGAACCAGGGGTTCCAGGGATATACCGACCAGGCGGGGAACCCGCTTGACAGATTCGCCGGGTTCAACATGGATCAGAACCAGGCCATGGCGAATATCCGGAGGGGCCAGGGTTTCGGATCCGGTTCGTACCAGGGGGCCGTTGACGCCTCCCAGAGAGTCGCCAATATGGGATCCCCAGAATTACAGTACCAGTCGTTCCTGAATATGGGGGACCCATCCCAGTACATGAATCCGTACACCCAGAACGTCATCAACCCGGCAATCCAGGGGGCCCAGGATGATCTGACCAGACAACTGAACCAGATCACCGCCAACGCCACCAAGATGTCGCCAGGCGGACGAAATGAGGCGGAGTTCCTGGAGAGGGGCGTGGCACGGGCCGAAGGGGCTAAGAATATAGGGGCCCTTCAGGCGAACCTCTTGAGCCAAGGGTTTGACCGGGCCCAGGGCATGATGGAAAGAGACATCGCCAGAGGGGACCAGTACGGATTTAAGCAAGCCGGTCTTGACCTCTCGACGGCCGACCGGAATATTGCGGGGGCCGGGAACGTCGCCAACATTATGGACCGATACCGGAACGCCCGGAGAGGTGACGCCCGGGATTTGATGGGGATCGGGAACCAGCAACAAGGGCAGGACCAAAGAGACCTGGACTTTGCCTTCCAGGAGTTCATGCGGGAACAGAATGACCCGATGATGAGGCTCGGGGCCGTCCAGGGCCTACTCCAGTCACCCTACGGCAAGACCTCTTCCGGGACTGTCAATGAAACTTTATACAAAGACGACCTCGCCGACCTCCTCGGGTTAGGGGCGACCGTGGCGGGCGGTCTTGGATCCGGCGGATTTTTTAATTCAGCCCCTCCAGTGGCTTAACAAGGACACCATGGCGGAAATGACACCCAGGCAAAGGGCCTTTTATCAGGGCCTTTTCGGTTTAGGGGCCGGAATCTTAGCGAACAACGCCCCATCCAAAGTTCCTGGTGGCGGGATGAGGGCCCTCGGCAAGGGTCTCCAGCAAGGCCTCCAGACCTTTAACCAGGCCCTGACCCTGGAGGATAAGATGGACGCCCTCCGAGAGGAACGGGCGTTGAAAGGGGAACTACAGGAACGGATCCCGGAACTGATCGCCCAGGCCGAAGCCATGGGGGTTGATCAGAGGATCATCCGGAGTGCCGAGTTGATGGCGTCTGTTAACCCTTCCCAAGTTGTAAACACCCTGAACAATGCGATGGTCAAGGCCCA